GGGAACACTCCAGGGATCGCGATGGCGTTCGATAGCGAATGCCGTCGCAGGTCGCCCGGATTCGTCACCGATCCCGAGTTGCGCCACATCTGGAACGAGTCGGCGGTGAAGACGACGAGCACGGTGTCGCCCGCCTGGAGCGGGAGGTGTACGAAGAATCCGCCCGCGCGCGGCTGAAGCACCGGCACGTTGGGAAGCACGGGCAGGTCCTCGTGCCCGATGTGCCCGTCGGCGGACTGCAGCGGTCGGCGAACGACGGGCAGGATGTTCGCGGTCTGCGTCTTCGGATCGTAGGACTCGACTCGGCCGATCGTGGCGGTCCACACGTCGAGCAGACGCGCGTTGATGGCGTCGCGGATGACCTCCGCGTCGGTGGGTTCGATCGCCATGGTTTACGCGCCTGGGTTCGTGGGACCTTCAAAGCGAGGTGGATAGCGTCGCGCCTGCATCGTGATGTACCAGTCGTCGGACGACGTATCGCAGCTCCACGTCGCCTTCTCGAGCCGGTAGGTGCCCTTGATGCGCGCAGAGTCGACGACGAGAATGCTGCCGACGCGTACGTCGGGAATGAGAAGCGTTTTCACCGACAGGATGCCGTCGACATCGACCGACGGCGAACCGACCATGCCCGTGTCCGACGAGAGACGGATCGCCTGCCCGCGCGACGCTTGCCCGCGGTCGAGGATCTGAAGGACGCCGTCTTGGATGCTCCACTCGAGCCCTGCAGACCGGCAAAAGTCGGTGAGCTCCTGGGCCACGCTGCCCGAAAGCACGATGCCGTTCGGGTAGAGCATTCCGACGCCGTCGACCTCCAGGCTGCCGATGACCGTAGCGACGTTTCCGGCGCCGATTCCGAGCTTGGCCACGAGCGCTTGGAGCACGGTGGCCACGGGCGTCATTGGCCCAAAGGAGAGGTTTACGCGCGAGTTCTGGTAGGCGAGGTACCCATCGCCCGAGTCCATCGACGTGACCCAGTCCGGACCGTCAATCTCCGTGACCACGTTGCGAAGCTCGCCGATCCAAAGGATCGCCCGGTCGTCGCCGTAGCCTGCCTCGATGCGAACGGGGATGCCCTTCGTCTGCCAGCGTTGTCGCGGAGCCAGCTCCTCAAAGTGCGCGCGCGTATCCTCGGCGAGGTTGTAGATCTTGAGCGAGCACTTGTTCGGCTCGGGGAGCAGGCTCTTCTCGATCTCGAACGCGCAGTCCAGACCCGTGAGCCGCTTGTTGCCAACGACGACATCTACGCTGCGTCCGAACAGTTGCGTCATGTGACGTCGCCGTAAACGAGTTCGCAGCGGAGACCGATGCCGAGATCCATGTAGCCGGGAGGTGACGTGTCAGGGAGCGACGTGAACACGACCAGCTCACCAGGCGGCAATCGCTCGTCGTGGTGATAGGCTTGGAGCAGCGGCCAGTTGGTCACGAGCTTCAGGCCTACGAGCAGCGGCACGTCGGCGCCGTCGCGGATGTCGAGGTACCATCGCTCGAGTCGCTGATTCCAGGCAAAGCGAAAGTTGAAGTCCCGCCCGTCGAGCGTGAGGCGCTGCGTGTAGAACGGAACCCCTTGCTGGGTCGGGAGCACGTAGCGCGACGTGAACGTAGGCATGAGAGAACCTAGCTGCCGAACGTCAGGTTATGCAGCACCGACGCCTGCGGCTGCTGGCTGCCCTTCTTTTGCTCGGGCTTCGCGCGCGGCACCGAGGGCACCGGGAAGCTCACCGTCTGGGTGTCGACGATCCGGATCTGAGTGAGCTCAATCTGGAATGGCAGACCACCGGCGCTCTCGACCGTTCGATCGACCGCGATGCGCTCGATGAGCATGTTCGGGATGTCGTGGTAGCGCGTCGAGACCGTCACCAGTGCGCGTTGGTCACGAGCCTGCTCAAGCTTGGAGAACACGTCGTATGCACGGTCGATGGCCGAGCCTCTCGCGCCGAAGGAATTCACAACTCTCGGGAGTGGCTTCTCCGGGGATATGAGATTGGACACGATCTTCGTCACCGCTCCCGTCAGCGCACCGGGCGACAGGAGAGGGGGACCTTCGGGCTTCTGGCTCGAGTAGGTCAGTGGTCGGGGCATGTCTCCCCAATCCAACAGGTCGAGCTTTCGGATGTTGCTCGGAAGCGGCGCGTTCGACACGAAGCCTTCGAGCTGTAGTCGAACCGGCTCCGGCCGTGCGTGGTCGACGACGGGCGCACCTCGCTCGACCGGGTGCCTCGAGACGGCCATGACCGCCTCGTAGGACTCGGTCGTCACGACATCGAACTGCACCTCGGTTAGCAGGATGCTCTTGGGTAGCTGCCACGTGAGCAGCACCCAGGACTCGTTTGACTGCTCGTCCCGCTTCTTGGCGGCCATCGCTCACCCTGCTCCCGGCACGAGAGCCGAGCGTGTCGCTTGGTTGCTCTTCTGAATGGCCTTGGCGGCCTCGGAGGCAACGCGGTTCGCAGTCTGCGCAGGTGTCCCGGGCGCCACCGTAACGTTGACGCTCACCGGAGCCTCCACCGTCGTGGTTACGGACGGTGCGCCCGCTCTGGCCGCAGCGCCGTTGGCTAGGTTGTCTCGCTCGAGTTGGGCGCCGCGAGCGCGAGCCGCCTCAAACCAGTCATCTCGCTGCTTCTCTTCCGCGCTCTTGCCAAGCACCGAGTCGGTAAACGTCTTGCCAAAGACTTTATTGTCGAGCGACCTTAGTCCGGGAATCTTGGCGAGTATCTCGCGCGCCTTCGAGAGGCCGTCGAAGGTCTCTGTCAATCTCTTCGAGACGTAGTCGAACAACCAGGTAAACGCCTGATAAAGGTTCTTAAGGAATTGAATTGAACCGTCTACGCCTGCCCCGATCATAGACGCGAACGCGAGGCCAAGCCACGAACTCTTGATCCAACCGACGAGGTCAGACCACATCTGTTTCATGCCGTCGGTGAACTCCTGCCACACGACGCCGGGCTCGGTAACCATCCGCTTTGCGAGAACGATGATCTCCTCGATGACCGGCTTGAATTCGGTATACGTGTCACTTAGCCACGTTTTGACCCGGTTGAAGGTCTCCGTGACCCAAGCGCGAACTTTGTCCGCCGAGCCCTTCCCAAAGAGCCTGTCTACGATCTCCCCGAATGCGGACTTGCCTCCTTGCATGAACACAAGGAAGTCCTCGAGGATGAGGATGGGCGCAATGACCTTTAGGAACTGGTTCGTCAGAAGCATCAGCATCTTTCGGAGACCGCCGAATGCGGCGATCGCCTTGAAGATGCCGGCGCCACCGAGAGCGAAGGCGACAGTCTTGAAGATCTGAGTGTTCTTCGTTAGCTGCCGGAAGCGCACTGCGAGCGGGACGAGCAATGCTGTAAGGTCGCGCATGACGGGCAGCAAGGCCGAGCCGAGCTGGGTCTTTAGGCCATCCCAGAAGACCTTCAGCTTGCCCATCTCGGCGCGTAGCGCACGCGCATCCTCGATGGTGCTCTTGTCGAAGACGCCGGCCAGAGAGTCGGCCTCGTTGACGAGCGACCCGATACCCTTGCGGCCTTTCTCGAGGAGCGGCGCGAGGTCTCGGTAGCTGTCGCCGAGGAGGATGGTCCCGTAGCGCGCGCGCTTGATGGGGTCGTGAATAGCCGACACGCGATCGGCGATGCGCATTAGCGCTTCGTCAGGCTTCTTCGACGTCTGACTGAGCTTCGTCAGCGCGGCGGTCATCGCCTCACTGGACGCGCCTGCCATCGTGGCGGCCTGTTGGAGCCGCTGGATCTGATCGGTACTCGTTCGGAGTTGGAGACTCTGGTTCTCGAGCGCGATAGCTTGGTCGGCGATTGAGGTGGTGAACTCCCGGACCGCGCTAAGCGCAACCCCGGCGCCCAGTGCGCCAGCCAGGCCTTTGAGTCCTCCGACAGCGTCTCCGATCGCAGCTATGCCGTTCTTGAGCTCGGCGTCATCGAAGGAAACAGAAAACTTGGCAACCAGCTCACGGAGCACTCCCATCGATTACCTACTTATCCCGTTCCAGTTCTTCACGGGCCTTCCGGTCGAACTCGTCGACAACATCGAGGGCGATGTTCGCGCTCAGCAGGTCGTCGATGGACCACCACTCTTCGATCTCGCGTAGCGACTTTACGGGCGCGCGCTCGTGGAGGAGGACGCGCCAGACTAGCCAGTCGACGTCGTCGTAGACTTCAAGTCTTTGGTGGCCGCCCGCACTTTTGCGGCGAGACTGGCGAGCGACCCATCGCCGAAAAAACCGAGGAAGTTGAACTTGATGCTTTGTACGAGCCACTCGGTCATTTCGACGTAGTTGCCCGCGAAGTGATCGTCGAATACCGCTCCCTCAAGCGTCGGCCATCGCTCGGGCTCGCCTACGGATTGTCCCGGAACGCGAACCTTCGACATCGGACCAAACGCGGCGTAGAACTTCGCTGCGGTCGCGTGGTCGATGGATCGGACCGCCGCCGCGATTGCGGTAACGATCTCGTCCTCTCCGGCCTTCTCCTTGGAAGCCAGGGCTTCGATGGGCACCGCAATGATCCGAAGGAGATCGAGCCACAGCTCGGCGCCTTTTAGAGCGCCGAGCGTCATGAGCTCGTATTCGTGTTTCCCGATCGTGAGTTGCTTTGTCGAACGAGCCATTTATCAGTGACCACCGGCGAAGTTTTGAACGTTGTGGCAGTCGAACTCCCACGTGACGGTGCCCGCCTCCTTCGCGTACGTCTGGTCGGGCATCTTTACGATCCACGCTTCGGGACTGAAGAAGAGCGAGAGTCCGCCGAGATCCGAGATGCTCAGCGGAACGACGCCGGCGCCGCCGTTCGCCTCGATGTCGCCCTTGTGCAGAGCCGACAGGAAGGCGTTTGCGGCGCTCGTCTGCATGACAGTGATGCTTACGCGGCAGAGGCGAGCTCCTGTAAAGCTGCGTGTCCCTTCGCCGTCGACGCCTTGCTTGTACGTATAGCTCTCTTCCGTTTGGGAGATCGTGATGAAGTCACCATCGCTCCGTCCGGACTCGATAGGGAACGCACCCACGATGCACTTGACCTGATTGCACGAGTAGACCGTGAGCCTGCGAGCCATGCTCTGCTCCGCTCTGCGGGCGCCGCCCGCGTTGTAGTGGGGTCACGAGCGCGATGTCGCTCGCGAGGAACTCAGACCTGGATGACGCCGTTGATGCCGGGACCACCGGCGTTCTCGAGGCCGTGGATCGCGCCAGCGAGCGCGGCAGTGAATCGGACGTCGGGGAGGCGTCGGTTTGCTCGATTCGTCGACGAGACGCTTCTGGCGGACGGCGCCGTCACCACCGGGGTCACGTCCTCCGACAGGAAGCCGTTGGTTACGCCCTGGCCTAGCACACCACGGATAGCGTTCTTCACGGCCTCGACGCCAGCATCGGTGAAGGGCACAACCTGCGAGCTTGCGAAAAGCTGGATCAGCGCCTCCTTGATGCGTGCCTCGAGCCAGTGAAGGCCACGAGTCGTGTCAATGAATTGACCTTGTGCGGACTTGCCCTCGAAGGTCATGTTGAGCCCCGCGTCGTTCACGTAGACGGAGCCGTTCTTCGAGAGGACGGTGTTCATCCCGGTCGTACTCATCGTGTTCACGGTGACGCCGGAGACCTCCTTGAAGGCCGGGGTTGCGCCTCCGGGGTCCGGAACGAGAATCGTGCTCAGCCAGCCCGTAGCGAGCCGTTCGGTCCCGCCGATGTGGCGATGCCAGATGGTCGCCGTGTTCTTGTACGAGGCGGCCTTGAGCGCCGCCATCGTGTCCGTCGACGAACCGCTGCTAAGGCAGTTTGCGTCGGCGGTTTGCGCAAGGAAAATCTTCTTTTGCGTCTCCGCCCACGCGGCACCGAGCACGATCGTGTCCTTGCTCTGGGAGTCCGCAATGGTGAGCCCGTACCAATCCGAATCTGCCGCAACGATGGCTGCGAGCTCATCGTCGGTCGTCGAGTCGGTTGTGACGTCCATGACGTCCAGGCCTGGACCAAACGTGAAGGCGTGAACTGCTCCCGCATCGTCCGCAGTCAGGGTTACCTTGGACGTCCCATCGGTGGCCGTTACGACGTCGTTCGATAGCGCATTGACGGCCGTGACAATGTCGTCGCAGATGTCCGCAACCAAGTCTTCCGCCTGCACGGTAACGGTCCAGGTCTGGCCAGCGATCGAGCCGGTGTAGACGAATCCCGCTTTCGTGACGGTAGGCGTGATGTCGATCTTCTGAGTTAGTGGAGTATCGCGGCGACCAACCTTGAACGTCGACGGGTGGGGGCTCTGCGAAACGATGATCTGCGCGTCCTTGTACGCCTGGTCGTCGGTCGTAAAACCGTCGTCGAGCATCTCGTCTGGAGACGAGTATTCGCGCACCCGATCAGCCCACGCCTCGTGGTAGCAAAGGATGAGCGGCGTTCCGAAGCCGGCTTGCGACGGCGCACGCGTATCGAGCGTGATGACAAGATTAATGATCTGGTCGATGAGCGACATCGCGTCTCCGAGTTGGCAAAACGCGGCCAGCCCGGTGCGCCGTCAGCGCCCGAGCGTGTGCCACGAATAAAGTTTCTTGGCGGTCCCCTACGGGGTCGGCCCTTCGTCCTCGTCGCCGCCGTCGTCGTCTTCAGCCGGCGGAGAGTCCGGTAGTTCTTCGTCGGTCAGCTGCGTCGACGCGCCATCGACGTCAGAGCTAATGACAATCCGCTCAATCCACCCAGTAGGCACCGGGTCAGAGTCGTTGACTGCGGCGCAGAAGGTGACGTCCATGCTCGCGACCGACCACGCTCGGCTGTCGAACGTGAGCGAGATGTTTTGGACGGAGCCGACCTCTACAAGAGCAACGTCGACATCGAGCAGCTCGCCTAGGATGGACGTACGACGTAGACGTGTACGAATCCGCTCGAGCGTATTGATGGCAGACTTGCCATCCTCGGTTTCCGTCAGCTCCGCTTGGACGTTAAGCACGAACCTGCGAAGCCCGCACTGTCGTTCGGTGACGTCGACGACGGCATCGTCCTCGACGACCTCGTCGTATCGAGTCTCGTCCTCGCCGATTCCGACGCATGACGTGACCCGCAGATACAGAGCAAGTTCCTGCTCCGGATGGATGTAGTCGCAGTGCCGGTCGTGCCACTCGGCGCGCCATTCCGGCGATGGGCTCTCCAGCTGGTCTGTCGCAAGCGTTGTGAAGACCTGCTTGAGGACGGGACAGATCTCCGACCAGTTGACCATGGGTCACTCCTGCGGCGGCTTCTTCTTGGCCCTGGTCCGCTTCAGCTTCTTCTTTACGACGCGAGAGTTCTTCTTCGCGGTGCGCGAGGCGTTGCGAGAGAGCCTCTTCGCAACCTTCTTTGCATTCCGCGCCGTCGCGGCGGCAGCCTTCCTGGCTCCGCGCTCGATCGTCTTCGCGGCTTTCTTTGACGCCTTCTTCAGGCCTTTAGCGGTCGACTTCGACGCCTTCTTTAGGTCTTTTTTCAGAAGCGTGGATGCGTTGCGAAGCGACTGTTTGGCCGCCTTTTTGATCGCAGCAACCTTCTTCTTCCGCTCACGCTCGGCCTCCTTCTGCGCTTTCGCCGCAGCGATAGCCGGCGCGTTCACTTGCTCGGTGTATGCCTTTGACGGGCTCAGCTTCCCGTTGACGGCGTACGCGATCGAGGAGCGAAGTTGCCCTGTATCAATCAGCGGAACGGAGGACTTCTTCTCCTTCTTCCGCTGCTCACTTAGCTCCGGCTTGATGCCGGCGGCGATGCGCTTCTGAACCTCGCCGACCCAGAGATTGCCTAGACGTTCGGCGGCAACCTTGGCGGTCATCTTGCCAGCCGCGATGGACTTGGCCATCACGGCGACTTGCTGCTTGTGCCGTTCTCTGTTCTCGTCCTGCCAATCGGCAATGAACGAGCGGCGAGGAACGCCTATCCCGAACTCGTGCGCGGCGGCGACCTCGAGGAGGGTTAGCCCCTCGTCATCCTCGCCTTCTGCGAGCTTCTTCGGTACGTCGCCGTCCTGCGAGTGAACTCCGACGGTAATCTCCGTATTCGTCGTAGCGAGACGGCGCATCAGGTCTTTCCACCCGCGATCGATGTCGCGAATGGGCGCTTTCTTGAATGCTGCCACCTCAGATAACGAAGATGGTTGGAACGACCTGCCGCTTTAGGAGCTCGAATTCCTGCAGCCATCGGTCGTCGAGTCCTGCGCCGCTCTCCAGCCGCTGACTCCGCCCGTAAGGGTGGTTCAACAGCCGGTGAGCGGTGAGGAAGCCGTGCGCAGTGTCCGTCTTTGCGCCGAAGACCGATTCGTCGACCTCGAGGGCCGTCTCGTTGAGTACAACCTGGAGGAAGTCGTCGGTAGCCGTGCGGAACTCAGGGAACCGCGCACGGAAGGCGGCAAGGGACATCATGGGTCAGGCCGATGGTTCGCCGCTGGACTTGGCCTTCTTTGGCTTTGCCTTCGGCATCGGTTCGAGCGTTTCGATTAGCCCCGCTTTCACGAGGGTATCGAATCGTTTGCGGTCTTCCTTGGAGAGCGCGTCGAAGTCGATTTCCGACTCACCCTTCGGGACACTCATCTTGCGGAACGCGAACGGTGCCATGCTCTTGATCTTCATTGGTCACCTCCGTCGCTTTCCGTGGCGCCGACCGTTATAGGAATGCGCATCAGGCGATGGTTCCGTCTGCACCAGCAGAGGCTCGTTGCTCGTCATGTCGGCTGGCGATTCGGCAGGCACGAGGTCGACCTGCGCCGCCGGCTCCGGAGAGCCGAAGGCTTGATCGCCAGTCTGCATAGCGCCATCCTGGCTGCTCCATTCGGCTTTCGCCTCCGCTTTGGGCATAGCGCGGTCGCATGCCTTGACGGAGGCGACACCAGTGTCGACGAGCTTTGCGATGTACCTCTGCACGAACGTCGGTAGCGTGTCCGGGCACACGGCGGTCTCGCCCTCCTTGAGGAGGAAACCGCCGTGCTGCCGGAAGTTCACTGCTACTCGGCTATGCAAAGTACACATCAGGAGGTCGCAAAATCGACGTACCGCATCGCGGAGGGTTGGTAGACCTTCACACCGCCGCAACGCGCGTGGCAGTTGTTAAGGAACTCGAAGCCCTTCACCTCGGGAGGCATGACCTCGAACTCTTGCGGGACGACCGCCTCGAGGATCGTGGGGTCGTTTTGGTAGACGAGTGCACGCGGCCCACCGCCAGCACCAGCCGTGGTGAGGAAATGCCAGCGATCGACCATCAGGCCCGGGTTGTTCTCGAGGAGAACCGAGAGAATCGACTTCCCGGTGAAGGTGCTGAACGGCGTCTGCTGGATATAGTCGTAGTGCGCGGGCGGCAGGATGAGCGTGTTCGCATTGAACGTATCGCTCGACTCCTGACGGATCTCAGAGATGGCGGTGCTCAGATCCTTGAGGATCAGATCCGCCGCCTTCGGGGTCCCGGCGATGTCCCAGAACAGACCCGGCGTGATGCCCTGAGAGGTGACGTACGGGTTATTGATAAGCCCGTTCATGCCGGTCGTCGGGTACGCGCCCGTGGCGTCGGGCGGCGCGCCGAACGCGAGGACGAAGTCGATGCTCCGCTCGATGCTCTCGCGAGCAACACGCGCCTTGAGCTGCGAGAGCGGCACGTTGAGACGGACGGACTCTCGGAGTTCGTTGATATCCCATCCGAAGCTTGCGCCGATCGGATAGACCTTGCCGAGCACCTCAGCCGCTTCGATATCCACGCGAGGGATATCGGTCGACTTGTAGCTAATGAGGTCCGCCTTGCCGACGGGCTTCAGAACCTTGAACGCGTAGGTGTCCGCGCTAGCCGCGATATCCGTGGCCTTCGGTGCAAACCGGCGAGCCTTCAGCTCGGGGAACTGCACCTCGAAGATCTTCGCGCGGAGCTGCGTGACTTCACGCTCGAGAAACAGCGTCTCGTTCGCGTCGAAGTGCTGCGAAAGCGACTCACGAAGACGACGCTTGTAAAATGCCTCGATACTCATATCGGTGAACTCCGGACAAAGCTCCGCCGGCCCGGTGCGCAGCGAGGCGCCCAGGCTCGGACGGAGCGTAAGTTGTTATGTGGTGGCTAGTTGGCGATCACTCGCCCGCAGGACCCGTGGGACCCGTGGGACCCGTCGGACCCGTCGGACCCGTCGCGCCAGTCGGACCAACCGCGGCGCCGAGGTGATTGATCTCGAGGACCGCAACGCCGCCCGTCGCGGCACCGTGGATGAATCGCGCGCCGGGAAGGGCCGCAGCGTTGCCGCCGCCCGTATCGCCGCGGAACGCACCATTGTCCGCCGTGAAGTTCACGTACGGAACAGCGAGCGCGCTCACCGGGCCTTCAGCCGCCACGAAGACGCGACCGCGAATCATGACCGGGACCACGTCACCCGTGACGTAGCCGCCAGTGATGTACGCGCTTCCGCCGCTGCCGCGGCTTGCATTGCCGAGGACAACACCGCCGATGCCCGCGGTGACGTCAGCGGCTTCGGCCGGAAGGGCACAGCCCTCCTCGCCACTCAGTTTGACGTAGTCGCCAAAGCCCATTGGGCCGCTGGCGATTCGCGTCTCGACGGTCTTATCGTAGCCGGGATCTGCCTCGGTCCCGGGAGTCCCGACAACCGGAGAGATCGTCACGCTGGACTGAACGAAATTCGAAGCACTCATCGCGAACCTCCGTTGCGGCCAGCCTTCCAGGCGTTGGCCATGGCCTCATCACGGGCCTTGCGAGCTTTGTCGATGGCGTCCTCGCCATCGTTGCTGTCGAGCCGATGCGCTAGCGCCTGCGCGACGCGCGCCACGCCGTTGACGCCACGACGCTCACGGACAGACTCCTCAAGTGCGTCGAACCGAGCACGCACGTAGTCATCCGACTTGCCATTAGCGTCGAAGCCCTTGGAGTGGGCCTGAATCGCAAGGACCATAACTTCCTTGGCGCTAAGGCCGTCCATCTTCTTCTCCTCGTCCTCTTCGCGCTTCGCGCGCTCTTCCTCGGACGGGGATTCCTCCTCGACCTCGCGAGCAGCAGCGAGAAGGCGCTCAGCGCGGCGACGGAGACGCGTGCCCTCGCGGACCTTCTCTTCCTCCTCTTCCTCGCGCTTCTTGCGCTCCTCGTCGGCCTTGGCCTTCTCGCCGTCAGCCTCTTCGCGAGCCTTACGGGCGTCTTCCTTCGCCGCGTCCTTCTCGCCTTCAGCGGCCTCGCGCTTCTTGCGCTCTTCCTGCTTCTCCTCTTCGGCCGCATCGAGACGCTTCTGGAGCGCGTCGAGCTCGGCCTTGTGGAGTTCGTCGATCTTGTCGAGATGCGCCTGGCTCCCGACCTCGTAGTCTCGATTGTCGAGACGAACAAACGTCTTCTCGGACATAGGAATGTACCTCTGGCAAAAACGCGACTGGCCCGATGCGCGATGCGCGCTCAGGCTGTCCACGGTGAGTGGTTGATGTTCAGCGTGCGACGCGTCGCACTTGGTCAGCCATGACCGTCGCGACTTGCCGATGCGATGATGTTTGGGAGTCGAGCTTCAAGGCCACTTCGCGGCCGGCTCGTCCTCGCCCCGGTGGGCAGAGGGCAACGTGGTTGTAGACGATGTCACGTTGAACAACGTCGTAACGCTCGCCCTGCCACTCGCCGGGATTCGCGTCGACCGGCGCGATGTACCCAGCGCTGATGTCGAGGCGCTCGCCATTGCGAATCGCGTCGAGCGTGGGACCGTCGTGGATGTGCAGCGTCGCAGCGATGTAGTCGCCGTCGGCGTGAGCTTCCTCGACGAAGCCTCGAACCTTCTTTCGGAAGTCGTCTGGGCCAACGAGGTCCTTGTGGTCCACGAAGTCGACGACCGGGACGCCTTTGAGCGACGCGATCGAGTCCGCACGCATCACCTCGTCGCGGGGTCGGAGCTCTCGACGGCCGGGGTAGTCGAGGACGCCGACTCTCGACACTCGTGCCTTGATGCGAGCGGTGCCCCACGGGGTCCACTCGACCTTGGACATCTGCGCGGCGTCGAAGTGGCCAATGTTGTCGACGCGCAGGTCCGCTGCGTCCGTTCGCTTGGCGCGGTGCCTTGCCAATTCTGACGCCGCTGCAGAAGCCCGCCTGGCACGCTCCTCGGGGCTTAGGATGCCCGCGTCTTCGTCTTTCGGGACCGGGACGAATGAGACCTCAAGTAACTCGCTTGCTGTGCGCGTCGTAACGCCGTCGTTCTTGCTCGCCTGGCCGGGCTCGAAGCCAACGCTGACTGCTCGGACGATGCCTTCCTTCACGCCATTCCAGACCTGTTCGGCGAGAGGCGTGACCGCCGCGCTCGCGAGGATGACGCGCATCTTGAGGCCTTCCTCGTCGATGCGAACGTCCTCCGCGCGCCCGATGGGAAGCTCGTCCGTGTCGTGCGCCCAGAGGATGACGGGGTTCTTCAGGAACCGTTCGAGGTCCCACGTGGCGAGCGCTTCGCCGTCCACCGGCTTCGGTGTCGACGCGAGGATCTCGACCGAGCGCGTAGACTCATCGAACGCGCCGACGGTCGCTAGGATGCTGGTCGGCATGTCGCCTCCGGACAAAACTTGGTTGGCCCGGTGCGCCAATTGGCGCCGGGTTAGGTGATGCTTCGTGCGGGGCTACTCGTCCGAACCGCCCCAACAGGTGATTACGACGACGCCATCGGCGCCGGCGCCGCCAGTCGCGTTGTTCTCGCTTGCGCCACCACCGCCGGCTCCGTAACCAACACCTCCGGCTCCGGGCGTTGCCCCCCCACCCGCCTCGCCACTGGGGCCGCCATCAAGAGCGAAGCCGCCGCCGCCACCACCACCGCCGTATCCGAAAGCTCCACCGGCTCCGCCGGGGCCGCTCGCCCCTCCGCCGAGTGAGGCGCGCATACCAGCTCCAGGAGTGGCCAGCGTAGAGCCTCCAGAGGCATTTCCGTCACCACCGGCGCTGCCGCCGTCGGCGCCATTGTCAGTGTCAGCCTGGCTGCCAGTTCCACCGCCGCAATATCCGTCGCCACCGTTGCCGCTAGCACCGGCGCCCTTGCCCCCATCCGCCTGGACAACTAGATTGCCGCCAGACACGGTCGACGGTTCGCCATCGGTATTGGTTATACCGCCGGCGCCAATGACAACGGAGACCGTGTCAGGAACCGAGTTGCGCGGAAGTGTGATGCGCGTCTCGTATCCTGAGCCGCCGCCACCGCCGCCATACGTGGAATCTAAGCCCGCTCCTCCACCTCCGCCTCCGCCCTTTACAAAGACCTCGACAACCTTTGCCCAGCTCGGAATCGCGACACTCGCCGTCGTCTCGGTGATGACCTGTACGTGCGGCGTGCGCTGAAGTTGCCCGATGATTGCGTTCGCAATCTCCGCAAATTGGTTGTGCAGCCAATTCAGGTGTTGCGCATCAAGCTGGTGACCGGGTCGCGCGAAGCCTTGCTCGATCTGCGCGGTCGTCGGCGTCGCCTTGAGCGCAGTACCGTCGTAGTCGTCGCCGAGGGTGTCGTAATCCGTATCGCTCGCGACATCGAGTGCCGGGCTGGAGAACGCTGCGGGGTCTGCCATAGTTGGTTATCCGAGTCCCTTTTCTTCCAATTCAGGCAAAATCGGATATGGAACGCAGCGGCAACCCCAAAATTCGCCTGGACGCCCGCGCTCGCCGTTTGGACCAATCTTCGGAAGGTCGTCCCAGCGGAATCGCTTACCCTCTAGCGCCCAGTGCGAGGGCTTCGCGTCGGGGTAGAGACCGTCGGGGCGCCCTCTGACGCGCTCATCATTAGAGGTACACCAAACAAATTCAGTAATTCCAGCCGCTTCCTGGCGCGCCTGCGTAATCTGGCCATTCAGTTTCAGAACTTGATCACGGGCGATTAGAGACGCCTGATTCTTAGTTGCGCCGACGGACTCCTGAATCGACTTGCGGAGCGCCTCGACGCGCATGCCAGCCTTGTTCTTGAGGAGCACCTCGACGCGGTCGACCTTCGCTTTCGACAGCGACACGATGCGGTCGACGTTCTCTTTGCGCCACTCCTTGATACGTCGCTTGAACGACGGCTCTTCCTTCAGGAGCTTGATGCCGAGACGGCCAAACTCTCGTTTCGAGTGAGTGACGATTCGCTCAGCCGCCTTCTCGCTCGCCTTGTCGGCCTCGCCTAGGTAATCGTCCAGAATGCTCTGGACCATGTCGTTTACCGACGAGATGACTCCGCGAGGGTCGTCGTCGTAGGGCGGCGGCGCGTCGACGTGTGCGTCGGATTTCGGCTCGGGATCCGGCGCCGCGAATCGTTCAACATGCGGCTCGACCGTCTCGAGGATGGCTTGCTCGATACGGCGAGCAGTGCGTCGCAACTCGACGCCGAGGTAGAGCTGTACCGCCCGCGGCGGCTGCGGAGTGAGGGCCAAGCGTGCCGCTCGAGGCGGGATGCGCTCAGGCTTCGTCGGCCGGCGCGGACGTCGTCGGATCGGCATCGTCGTTCAATTCGTCTCGCTGTCCGCCCTGCATCCCAGCAAGGTCCTCGTCGAGCACGCGTTCTCGCTCGGCGCGGCCCTTGTCAGACAGCACGATCTCATCGCCGAAACCTTGCGGCGTGAATCGAGATAGTGCGACCTCCTCAGGGAGGAGGACGCCAGCCTGCACGTACGATGCATCAGTGGTGGCGATGGCTTGCCGGCGCTGCGCTTCGGCGAGAGGCGTCTCCGTCCAGAGCGGCGGGAACGTGATGGTCATCGTCTTCGGGACGACGCCGCCCGTTGGCGACGATTGAGCCCGAAGCATGACGTCGATGACACGACGCAGTCTCGGAGCGAGATCGCGGGTCTGGTTCGAGCGAAGTCCGTCGTAGAACCAGCGGAAGTCGCTCTCGCCCGTGGCATTCATGCCCGCCGGCGACTGACCCATCAGGATCGTGACCGGCATCGGGACGGATGCCGCCATGCGCAGCATCAGCTTGTCGAGCACCTGCGGGATGTCCGCGAAGCTTGTGGCCTGACGGTCGAAGCTTTCGCCACTCTCCGCGTCGACAACGAGTGCACGAACGACGGAGCGATACAGCTCGTTGACCTGGAGCCGATTGCGAAGCAGCGTTTGCTCGCCGCTCGCAATCATGTCCGCGAGTCCGCTCATGCGGAAGACGCCCTGATTGGCGTCCGTGAGCATTACCTCGACGGCCTTCCACCCGACGTTGAACGAGCGGAGAACCTCGTACGGCCGCTGAAGGACCGAGAGGTCCCAAGACGCGTAGCGCGCTCGCTCGTAGACGTCAGTTGGGGCTCCACGGAAGAGGATGAGCCTCGACTCGTGGACGGTCGAGACCATCGATTCGGTCCCGCCAACGATCGTGACAGCGTAGATCCGCGGCTCGCCGAACTTGGCGTGACCCGCCGGATACCACTCGAGCGGCCAGAGCATCCGACGGTCGATCGGATGCAGGTACTTCAGGTCGTCAGCGTCCTCGGGAACGAGCGGAGATGTCGCGTCGTGGCCGTCGTCGGCGCCGATGAGCAGCGCGCCGCCACCGTAGAGGCGGGCCCATCGCATCGCTTCGACGAATCGATCGCGGACGCGAAGCTGCTCGAGCCTCTCGGAGATGTACGCGTCGAGCTTGGCATCGCCGGTGAGGACGTCGAATCCCTCCCGCAGCATCTCTTGCGGGATGGCATCAACGATGCGAGCCGCGATGTCATCGCCGTGATAGAGCGCACTGAGCTCGGTATCGGAGAGTCGCGCCGACGGAGCGAACTTGCCGTAGGTAGTCTTGTCGCGCCAAGTCGAGAAGCCCGTAAACTCGTTGACCCACGAGTCGAAGCGCGCAAAGGCGTGCGACTTCGCGCTTGCGAGAGCGTCTCGTAGTTTCATGGGGTGGGTGAGGTCTCAGAGACGAATCACACGCTGAGGTGGACGGCAGGCTCGGCAGGCTTGAGCTCGCGTGTCGGTGGCGCGGGGTAGAGCGCTCGCTCGAGAGCGTGAAGGCGGTCGCGCGCCTCGTGCTCGTAAACGGGTCGCTCGATGAAGAGCGTCGAGTTCTTGGGCCACGGAAGCGTCGCGGCCTTCTTCGCTACGCCGTGGGCAATGACAGGCGCGCCCATCTCCCAAAGGTATTTGGCGAGGTCGTTTAGGGGCTCGGCGCGTTCGGGGCAGAACGCGTGCGCGAATTCGTACGCCCGGATGACCTGCGATGCTGGGCGCTTGAGGCGCCAGAAGCACCGGGCGGTGCGGAGCATTGCAATGAAGCGTTCTTCCCAGTACCCGCCGGCGTCGTCGGATCTATCGGTGTAGAGCTGCGCGGCACGCTCGTAGTCGCCGAGGCACTCGTACGACTGCGCGAGGTAGAACGTTGTCCGCGGGTCGGGGGTCTTTGCCCGGTCGGCCTCGAGGAGCTCAACGTCAAGCTTCCATCGCGCCGTCTTGTCCTCGGCGGGCGCCGTGTTTACGATGCGAGGAGCGACGGGCCGTAACTCTCGAGCGAGCTTCGTCCGGGGCGCAATCAGCACCTCGTGCGTCACGCCCGTGTACTTGCAGCCCGTGCCGGCCATTGTGAGGACGGTCTGGACGTAGTCGAGACCGCCAGACCGGATGTCGAGGGAGACGGCGGGGATGCCCTTCTTCGTGGCAGCAACAGCTACGGGACGCAGCGCGTCAGCCTGTTCGACAACTTGGTCGCCGGACATCATCAGGCACCAGGTGCCTGCGCCGAAGATATCCTCGGCGAGTTCCAATGCCCGATTGCGCGTGGTCGAGAAGTCGACGAAGGGCTCTTCGACGAGTCGGCCGTCGACTCCTTCGAGCGCCTTTTTGGCGAGTTCCTGCGTGCCGTCCGTTGAGCCGGTGTCGAGGATGAGCCATCCGTCGATGTGATCGCGGACCGACTGAAGCGTGCGCTCGATACCGCGCGCCTCATTGCGCACGATCATGACGAGAACGAGCTTCATCGACCGAACCACGGCGCGCTCTCGAGTGCCTGCAACCGTGGTCGCCGCCTCACCCGCCAGCATGCCTCTGACTGTTCACGTAGACGGACGTGATGGTCCGACTGCGGGTTGTGGTCGTTGTAGATGTATAGAACGTCGTCGATGTACCTGGCGTGCTCGCGAGCGAGTTCAAGCAAAGCAAGACACGTCGCCTGGTCCGTCGCCGTCCGCCACGGTTCACCGTCGTCGTCGAGAAGGCAACCGACCGGGAGCGCCTGAAAGAGCCACGCCCGAAACGCTCGGGGCGGACCGCAGAGCCAAGCCGCGCTTCGGTACGTACCGTCATCAACGACCTCGCACGGATACTCTCCGCGATACATCGTTCGACCGTCGACCGTCTCGAAGCTCCCGTACGTCATCCAGACGTCCGGCTTGGCAAACTCGTAGGCGATGCGCTCCAGCACTCGATCGTGCGCAAAGAAGTCGTCGCCATCCCAGAGAACGACGACGTCCTCCGGAGGCGTGGCGCCAACCGCCTGAATCACATTAGCGAGCGGGCCACGTCGATGCTCTCGCCGAACGACCGTCACACGCGGGTCGCCACGGGACATCGCCTCGGCAACGTCCGCAGACCCGTCATCGCTCGCGTCATCGATCCAGGTGCAGCGCCATGCGCCGCGCTGCTCGAGCAGCTCCTTCGTGTGCCTCTCGAGGAACGGTCGAGTGTTGCGGCCGGTTACGATGAGGCGAATCAAAACATCCTCACGAACGACACGACGTGCACGAGCACCATCCACGCTGGAATGTCGTTAGGGAGCGCGGCAACCATCGGTGGTGCCGCCCAAAGCATGAAGCGGGCTGTATCGGTGCCGACGAGCCGCGATGCGAACGCGACCGCGAACGAGGCCCACGCGGCCGGCGTCACTCCGTAGTACGCCGCCATCGGCAGTACTGCACGGAGCGGAAACACCACTTGGCGCCAGTCGAGGAAGTCTTGAAAGCGTCGGTGGGCTCGGACGGCGCCACGAAGGTCGTGGCCGCAGAGCTCCTCAGAGACTTTGCCGATGCCCCATTTGGGTTTCGCGGCCCCGCGGAGTCCGAGCAGGAAAGGGGAGGCGAGCCCTACGAGCAGCCACGGCGTCCACGCGTAGACCGCGGCGAACATGGGCGAGCGCTCGTGGATGAAGCCGCCGAGTATCGAGCACGCAATCGCGAGCCCGTGATGCCCTGTAGACCACGCTATCGAGGCACCCCATGCGAAAGCGATAGACGGTCCATCTACCGTCGTCGGGAGCGTGGCGCAGACCCACACGCCCGGCAGCGCGGCGAACAGTGCCGCCTTCTGCCAATTGCCCATACTCGCCGCGAGTGCGACGAAAGAAAGCCAAGTAAGAGCAGTGAGAACCCTGGGGTTCCAGTGGTTCCACCGACGATGGAAAGGCTTCGGCTGTAGCTCTCCAGACGTATATCGAATGCCGTCAGGACAGGGATTGACGCCGTTGCTCCATACGTAGACCGCGATAGCGATGGCGCCCACGAGGGCGGGAAGCAGATAGGTCATGCACGAGCTCGGAGGGCGGCCACGATCGCGCTTTCGGTTCCCATCGCATGGCGCGCTAGCGCGAGCGCCCACGCGCGGTCAGCGTGCCCCTCGGCCGTGCGCGGCGCGTCGTAACGAACGTTGCCCGCCGATGTGACAATGCGCCGAATGGACGCGATGTCAGCTCGAAGCGCGGCGGCCGTGCCGGGCTCGCATCCAGGGAGCGCCGCGTCGGTGTTCGGGATACGAAGCATCCCGTTCCGCATCGACGTGTAGAGGCCCGTCGCGAGATCCTCTTTCGTGTTGATCGTGAAGGTCACCGGATCGACGCGATGGTGCTTCTTCTTGAGACGCTCAGCCGGGAACGTGCCCAGCCCCGTCGAGTCGACAGCGAGCTTCCGGAGCTTCCATCGGTCGAAAGCTCGCGCGACCATCGCCTCGAGACCATCCGAGTCGGTGCGCTTCATCGTCTCGATGTGAACGACCCAGGCAACGCGATTGACCACTCGAACAACAAGCAAAACCGTCAGGTCGTTCTCTCGCCCGATGTCGAGCCCCGCGAAGTGCTGATCACCGGGAGGCGCTACCTCGTCGGTACCGCTTACGTCGATGGTCTCGCTCGGGATGTACTGGAGGATGTTGTCGAGGAACGAGCAGCGAAAGAGCTGGTCGAACAGCCGCTGGTCGCCCTTCGCGAGTTCCCAGCACTTCGCCATGTTGACCGGGTAGCCATCACCGATGGCATCGTCGATCGAGATCTCGTGTGCCGACCACGGCGATTCCGCGGCGGTCGCTCGTTCCCAGAGTCCGTGAAAGTCGTTCCCAACCCCGTTTGGAGTGCTCGCTACACGGAGCCTTCCGCCGAGCATCGTTACTGCTGCGGCAGCGTCCCAGACCTTCGATGCGTGCTCCTGGTACGCGTACTCGTCGAGGAATACGTTCCCCGAGAAGCTTCGTCCGCCGCTTGAGGGCAGAGCGAGGACACGCCCGCCGCTCGCAAACGAGAGTTCGTTCGCATTGTCCTTGCGCCCGGGCATCGCCATTCGCGAGCCGAGCCGAGCGAGCACCGTTGCGTGCTTCCGCGCCTTGTCGAGAACCTCCACCGACTCGCGGTCGCCGATCGAGATGATAGTCGTGAGTTCGCCGTGAAAGGCCCCCCAAAGCACGCCGACGGCCGACGTCGAGTGCGACAGTCCGATCTGTCGAGACTTGTTGCAGATCGACATGTCCGACGAATCGAGGATCCATCGGCGCTGAAATGGGTAAAAGCTGGTCAGCCACGCATCGAGCGCGGCGTACTCATTCGGAGGGAGACTCTTCCGGTACGGCGTTAGCGCCGGCGTGGCTGTCTTCGTCGCGATCGCCATCGGCCGCCTTGGCTGCCTTGTCTCCGAACACCTCGCGAACGAGCGCGGCGGCAGCTTCCGGGGTGACTTCCCCAGCTAGCGGCGCACCGTCTCTTCCGGTCACCTCCGTACGCTTCGGCGCCTGGAGTCCGAGCAGGTTCGCCACCGAGACCCGAACCTTGTCGATGGCCTTCGTGGCATTGATGACGACGTCGGCCGCGTCGGGGTTTCCGGTCTTTGCGTGGGGCAGGAACGTTCGTTTGACCGCCTCGAGGTCGGCCTCGTTCTCGGCGTACCGAGCGATCATCGCCTCACGCTCCGAACGCAGCTCGTCGTCGCTCAGCCGGATGCGAGCGAACTCTTTGAGGACCGCCTCACGCACGGTCGTAAAGTGGACCCCCAGCTTCTTCCCGATGCGTCGATACGGCCACCCCTTGGTGTAGAGCCGCACGGCTTCGGCCACCCACTCAGCGTGCGCCAATGTGGGACGATTGTGCGGACCCTGGGTCGGCATGTCGATTCTGTAGGGGGCCTAAGCGTAGGTGTGTGAACGACTTTTCCGTTGACGTCGGCGTTCACACCCGGCGATCTGAGATCGCGCGCGTTTCCGGAAGGCGAGAGATACGAGACGTCGACTCGGACCGTCAGCTCGACGAGGAGCCGCCGCCGAGCAGTACGTCGACCCGCACCCGCTTCGATGTCGAGGGAGAAGCAGGCGTCCAAGCCCATCTACAGTGGCTCATCCGTTGCGGACGAGCAAGAGCCTGCGCCTACAGCAGCAAGTCCGCGTCGACCTGGCATTCGTCGACGGGAAGCGCCTCGACACCCGCCGCTGCGAGCGCTCGGTAGCACATCGCGATAAGCTCAGCCGTCGGCTCGATGTGAGCGAGCGCGTAGCCGAACATGGCCTGCCGATCGAACGCGTCACCAATCTGCTCGTCGGTCAACGGCGACGCGTAGGTCGTCAGGCTCGGTCGCCTGTCGCGACGTCTGGCGGATGGGTAGCGCATAAAATAGGTGGCAGCGACGACGGAGGAGGGGAGGGGGAGGCCGTCGTCGCCGCCGGAGGGACGTCTTCGGCTACCGCGGTAGCGATGGCCTTACACCCATGGGCTTAAATGGGGTCAAATGACCCCCTATGAACCCCTAGAATCGCACAAAGCCCGTCGAAACCGCATCTAGGAGGCCCCCGATGGCCCCATGCACTTGACTGACTATTCACTCAGAGTCATGCTCTAGCCATGACCGAGATCGTGGTCACGGACGAGTTCGAGGCCTGGTACGCCAACCTGAACGAATCCGACACGGACGCGGTCTACCGTGTCGTGGGCCTGCTTGAGGCTCGCGGCGTGGCGCTTGGCTACCCACACTCGAGCGCGATCAATGGCTCGAAACTCGCTCTGCGAGAGCTCCGGGTCCAGTCAGGCGGCCGACCGCTGCGCATCCTGTACGCATTCGATCCGAAGCGACAGGCCCTACTCATCCTTGGCGGGGACAAGACCGGACAGGACCGATTCTACGAAGAGATGGTGCCGAAAGCCGAGCGCTTACTACTCGACTACCTACACGGAAGGTGACCTACATGAAGCCCTGGAATGCCATCAAGGCGTCGAAGATGACGCCCGAGCGCGTCGAGCGCCTCAACCAAGAGGTCCGCAGCGAGCTACTCGCAATGCACCTTCGCGAGCTACGTGAGGCCGCCGGCAAGACGCAGTCAGAGGTCGCCGTGGTCGCAGAAATGACCCAGGCCGAGCTCTCCAAGGTTGAGCGGAGAGACGATCACCTCGTGTCGACCCTGCGCCGCTACGTCGAGGCTCTCGGCGGCGAGCTCGAGTTGGTCGCTGTCATCGGGAACAAGCGGATCGCGCTCACCGGGGTGTAAGCGTGCGAGCGGACGACACAAGTGCGAGCTGTTCAATCAGGTAGGCCGGCGGTCGCTCCGCCGGCCAAAACCCGCCGCCGGACATCTCACGCGTTTCACGGTCAAGATAGAACCACTCCGCTTCGCCGGTAGCCGCGATCTCGATGTTGAAGTGAAAGCGTACAGATTCCCAGGTCATCTGGAAGCTGCCATCTTCGAAAGCGCCGGCGTACGGGGCAGGCAGACCAGGAATCGCCTCTAACATCCGCGTCCAGAGCAACCTAATTACGGGGGCAATAGAGGTGCTCAGTTCGGCGAGGTGCCGCTCCCACCCCAATCGCAACTGTTCGTCCCGCTCTTCCTTGGTCCAGCGGTCGAGCTCTTCTCGATCCAGATCTTTCGTCACCTGACACCTCCAACCCGCGCGACCCGATATTCGAGCTCCGTGGTCCGCCGCACATTCTGATCGATCCTACGGTGAGCGTCGGACACGTCGACCGTAAGCGAATCGACCCTCCGATATAGCTCAAGGTCTTTGCCCGGAGGCATGTGCTGATAGAGCACAGCCATCGTCGTACAGAGCGCGCCATCCGGTCTCGTAAACACCCGAACCGGACCTCCACGCGCCTGAGCCTCTGCCCACGAACGAAGAAGCCGCCGAGCCCAGTTCCGCGACTTGCCGTAGATCCAAGCGAGCTTCGTCGCGCCAACGACAAGACTGCCGTCGCCAGATCTCGGTCTAACCCTCATCACAGTCACACCCGCCTCCACGCATCCCGAAATGCGAGCGACGCCTCGGTCAGCATTCGGTTGGCCTCCACTCTGACCCGCGACACGAAGGCTTCACGCTCGGCCTTACTCGGTGTCTCAAAGCGGTCGGTCGCCGCTCGAAGCGCGTCACCGCTTGAGATGATCCGGTCCGCCAGGGCAAGTCGGGAGCGCCGCAACTCGATGTCCGCAAGGGCTGGAGTCGACGCATAGGCCGACGGCCATCGACCCGCTTCCGCCTTCACGAGTTCCTGCCGCCTTTCTTCGACGGCGTCCGTGTACCTCGCCAGCGCGCCATACTCCGGCCCCAACGCCGCTCTTGCTTCCGGCGCCAGCGTTCGCAGGAACGGGTCTGGCCACCCATAGACAACGTGCAGCACCGCGTAGTGTCGATACCCATCAGAGTCGCGGAGCAGTCCAAGAGCTCGCCGTGCCC